ACTGTTCAGGAATATTTAAAAAGTGCACCTTCTGTTACGATAGTTCGTGTATTAGGTTTAGGTGGTTATCAACCAAGTTCAATAAGATTAAGTTTAACAGCTGCAACAGCAGCTCAAATTACATCAAGTGGTGCAGCAGCTAAAGTTGTTGCAGTATTACATCCATCAAGAGCTAATAGTTCATTAGATTTGGGTGCAGCTGCGGCGGTAACAGTTGATGCAGCTGCAAGTTGGAATGCAACTACACTAACAATTGATAGTGTTGCAAAAACAATCTCATTTGATACTGGTTCAGATAACTATGTAACAAAAGTTTTTGGGTCAGACCCACAAACAACAAACACAAATGTATATGTGTATAAAGAATACAAGGGATATTCATCCCAACATGGATTTGATGCAAACACAAGTGCTAGTGCAGCATCAGCATCGTCAGGTGAGGATTTCACCCACGATTATGCAGTTGCAACTACACCATATCTTGTATCACAATTAAGTGGTGGTGGAAGAAAGAATCTTTTCAAAGTTAATACTCGTTCACATGGTTCAAGTGTTACCGATAATTTCAAGATTGGTATATCAGATTTAACTGCAGCAGGAAATGTTCCTGGTAGTGATTATGGTTCATTTGCACTTAAAGTTTTGAAAAATAATCCTGGAGAAACCGATGATGGTACAGTTCTTGAAGAATTTACCAATTTAAGTTTTGATCCAGATTCAAAACAATTCGCACCAAGACAAATTGGTGATAGATATGTAACAATTGATTCAGAAGGCAAATTAACACATAATGGTGATTGGCCAAATCAATCTGTTCACATTCGTTTAAGTGATTGGGCAACAGAACTTGAAGGTATTAATGAAGCATTAATTCCACATGGATTTGCAGCAGTAACTAACCCAAGTCTTGGAACTTCATCAGTACCAAGTGGTAGTTTTAATATACAACAAACTAATTCACTTGGAGTCTTTGATCAAAATGTATATTATGGTTGGGATTTTGCAGCAGATGATAACAAACAGTACTTATCACCATCACCCGCGTCAGCAGGTAGTGGTAATAATGTAGCATTCTCACTTGAGAATATGTTAGGACATGCATCTGCAGGTTCAATAGGAGATACTCAAGAATCAGTAGCAGCAGAAGCAATTACACTTGCATTATCTGCTAAAGCACAGAGAAAGTTTGTTGTTCCATTTCAAGGTGGATTTGACGGACAAGATCCTTCAGTATTAAAAGCAACAGGTAATGATATCGTTGCAACAAATACACAAGGACTTGACTGTAGTGGAGCTTCCGCAAGTGGTTCAAAGGCATACGAAAGAGCAATTAATGCTGTAAGTAACCCAGATGAATATGATATTAATTTAATGGCAACACCTGGTGTTATCCATGAATATCATGAATCAGTTACTAAACATGCAATTAGTAAACTTGAATCTCGTGCAGATGCTTTTTATGTTGTTGATGGTTCAAGATGGGGCCGTTCAGTAGCAAATGCAGTTAGTGATATAAAAGCACTTGATACAAATTATGCAGCAACCTATTATCCTTGGGTCAAAGTAGTCGATACTTCGAATAATAAACCAACTTGGGTTCCGCCTTCAGTTGTTCTACCTGGTGTAATCGCATTTACAGATAGTGTAGCACACGAATGGTTCGCACCCGCTGGTTTAAATCGTGGTGGATTAGGAAGTGTATTGGAAGCAAAAACAAGACTAACACATACAGAAAGAGATGACTTGTATGAAGGTCGTGTTAATCCAATTGCATCTTTCCCAGGACAAGGAGTTGTAGTGTTTGGACAAAAAACATTACAGGGAAAACCATCAGCTCTTGATAGAATCAATGTACGAAGATTGTTAATCAGACTTCGTAAATTCATTGCTTCATCTTCAAGATACTTGGTATTCGAACAAAACACAGCAGCAACAAGAAACAGATTCTTAGGAATAGTTAATCCATTCTTAGAATCAGTTCAAGCTAATAGTGGTTTGTCCGCATTTAAAGTAGTGATGGATGGTTCTAACAACACACCAGATGTTGTTGATAGAAATGAGTTGAGAGGACAAATCTTTATTCAACCTACGAGAACTGCAGAGTTTATCGTACTTGATTTTGTTGTTCAACCAACTGGGGCAGCATTCCCTGAATAAGTTTAACTTATAAAAATACTGTCTTATAAAGAAGAGCCCACATTCATTTTTGAGTGTGGGTTTTTCATTTCTACGAAAAAAGTCAAAAAGTCGGGATATCCCAATTTCTTTTAGGGTAAATTTTTACTCTATAGAAAAACTTCTAAAAAACTTCGAAAAAGGATATACAATTATTAGTATAGGAATTCATTTTTTTTACATTTGTGATATTTATTATCGAAGAAAAAATTAACGGCAATTAATTTAGGAGAATAAAATGGCCGACATACTATCAGCAGACGAAATCTTTTTTACACCGTTTGAACCGAAAACTAAAAACCGTTTCGTCATGTACATTGACGGAATACCTTCTTATTTTGTAAAGACAATGAATCGTCCACAAATTACCTTTGAAGAAGTAGAATTAAATCATATTAATATTAAAAGATATGTTAAAGGTAAAGGTACATGGGAGCCATTAGAAGTAACTCTATATGATCCAATCGTTCCAAGTGGTGCACAGGCAGTTATGGAGTGGGTAAGATTACACCACGAATCTGTAACAGGTCGTGATGGATATTCAGATTTTTATAAGAAAGAAATTAAATTTAATCTTTTAGGTCCAGTTGGTGATAAAGTTGAAGAGTGGGTATTGAAAGGCGCTTTCATACAAACAGCTAACTTCAACGATTTAGATTTTGCTAATGGAGCAGATGTCGCTGACATATCGTTAACACTTCGTTACGATTACGCAGTACTATCGTTCTAATAATCATATAGGAGATATTATGAACTTTATAAAAGAGATGTTATCAGACGATACTAAAATCTCAAGTAAAAGGTTTATTGGTTTTGCATCATTCTTTATGTTAGTTTTGTCGTGGTGTGCAAATACATTCGGTGGTTTTGATATTAAAGATCAAATACTTGAATGTTTTATGTACATTTCAGTAGTAGGATTAGGTGTAACAGCAGCGGAGAAATTTGCAACACCAAAATAAATTACATTTTTGTAAAAGAAAACAATAGTTATTATAAATGGTTTTAAACACATTTCATAGGAGATAAAAATGGCTGAAAATCAGTACGATTTTCCGACCGAAGTTCTATCATTACCTTCAAAAGGTTTACTCTATCCAGAGGATAGTCCACTTCGTTCAGGAACAATCGATGTAAAATACATGACTGCAAGAGAAGAAGATATTCTAACATCAACTAATTTAATTGAAAAGGGGTTGGTGATAGATAAGCTTTTAGAGAGTGTTATTGCAGATGATAAGGTTAAATTAGATGATTTACTAATTGGTGATAAAAATGCACTTATGGTAGGTACACGAGTATTGGGATATGGTAAAGATTATACTGTAGATATACAAGACCCTGATACAGATTTAGAAGTAGAACATACATTTGATTTAACCGAGTTAAAACACAAAGAAGTTGATGAAAAACAACTTAAAAAGGGTGTTAATCAATTTGAATTTAAATTACCACATACTAAAAAGGTAATTGAATTTAAACTTTTAACACATAAAGATGAAAAAGAAATTGATAAAGAAGTTAAAGCATTTGATAAGTTATCGAGAGTAACTGGAATATCAAATGAATTAACCACACGATTAAAAAAACAAATTATTTCAGTTGATGGTAAAACTGAACGGAAAGTTGTTAATAATTTTGTTGATAATCAATTTTTATCACTTGATACGAAAGAATTTCGTACTTACTATTCCAGTATAAGTCCTGATATTAATTTTGAAGCAGAGTATGAAAGCCAATTAGGAGATCCCCATACGGTAACAATACCGATAGGGGTACGATTTTTTTGGCCTGAGACCGGCTGATAAAAAACTAATACATCAAGAAATTTTTACATTGTGTAATTTTGGAAATGGGTTTATCCATTCTGATGTTTACTCAATGCCCACCTATTTAAGAAAATTCTATCTTAAAGAATTAATTGATGCTAAGAAAAAAGAATCGGATGAATACGATAAAGCTCGAAGTAAAAACAAAGATCCAAGATTAAGAAAATAATCGATTTTGATATTTATTACTGAGTAGTTACATACTTTTTAATCGAAAATAAACTTTATATCGCAAGGAGCAATCAGATGAAATTAACTGAAGGTTTATTGGATAAATTATTCAAAGGAATAACAAATTCTATAGAAAAAGCTAGAGAATCCAGTAACGATAAAATATTAAATGATCCAAAATTTCAAAGAAGATTAATCAAATTGGCCAGAGACACTACTGCTCTCGAAAAGGCCTCAAGAAAAAAATAAATAATATATAGAATATTATGGCAAAATACAATCCAAAAGAATTAGCAAAACTTCGTAAACAAGCTCTAAAAGAAGCTAAAGAATTAAAAAGTCTTAAAGCTGAAGAAGCTAAATTAGAAAAAGAAATTGCAAAAATTAAAAGTGAATCTTCACAAAAGGGATTGGCAGCTGCTGAAAAGAAATTGAGTGTAGCAAAAGACTCAAGAAAAGAAGCTGAAAAGGACTTCGCGCTTACTAAAAAAAATAAGGATGCTCAAGAACAAGCATTAACTACAAAAAAGGCGGCTCGAAGTGAAGAAGTAAAACTTTCAAATTTAAGAAACAAAGCTCTTCCACACACAAAGGCGATTTTAAAATCTGATAAAGAGAGGTGGTCTGTATCGAAAAGAGCTTTAGCTTTAACAAAAGCTTCTGCAGACATAACAAGTCAAGAGTATACTACTATTAGTAGTATTTTAGATATTGAAAAATCGTTATTAAAATATACAGATGCAAAAAGTTTAGCAAGTTATGATGAATTAGAAGCAAAAGAAATGCTATTAGCAGCAGAGGAAAACCTTCTTGTTTTAAGTGGAGAGATTACTGGTCTTGAAAAGGATCTTGCGGACTTACAGGGTAAAAAGGGTAAGGAAGCCAAATTAGAACGAGAAGAAATACAAAAACTGATAAAAGAGAAAACCGAATCACGCGATGTAGGTCGAGATATCTTAGCTGATAACATAGGTTTAAATGAGGCAATAAGTGAACAAGCAGCTACTATAAAAACTAATAATGCATTATTTGATAAAATGTTAGGTACTGTTGATATGACTTTAGACGGATTGAAGGGAATGAAGGCTACTTTGTTACAAATTGTTAAAGCTGTGAAAGCAAATCCTTGGATCTTAGCATTGGCAGCAGTTGCAGCAGTAGTTGTAGTTACAAAAGACTTATTTGATACTCAAAAGAGGTTAAGTAAAGAAATGAATATGACTTTCTCAGAAGCTGAAGGTATTGCAGGTCAAATGAAATTAGCGAAATTTAGTACTCAGGGTATAACAGAAGCTTTGATGGGAGTTAATATAGAAGAGGGTATGAAATCTTTTATAGAAGCAACAGGAAATATGTCAATTCTTGAAGGTGATGCTGTTCAATTGAGTAGAACAACTGCCCAAATAGCAACTGGATTCGGAACAACTTCAGATAAAGTTGCAACTGTAGCAAAACAACTTTCAGATGTAACTGGTGAGTCAATGCAATCCAGTTTACATATGACTGCATTTGTAGCAGATTTAGCAAAAATAGAGGGAGCTGGGGCTGATAAAGTTTTAGGAGATATAGCTGAGAATGCTGAACAATTTGCTGCATATTCAATGGATGGTGGTAAAAATATTATGGAGGCAGCAGTAGCTGCAAGAAAACTTGGTAGTAATTTAGGAGTAGTTACAAAGATAGCTGATTCGTTATTAGATTTTGAATCTTCCATAGAGAAAGAAATGGAAGCCTCAATGTTAATTGGTAAACAATTAAATTATAATAAGGCAAGAGAATTAGCACTTGAGGGTGATATTGCTGGAGCAGCACGAGATGTTGTGGCTCAAATTGGTGGTAAGGCTGAACTACAGAAGATGAATGTTATTCAAAGAAGAGCATTAGCAGATTCCATAGGTGTTTCAGTAGATGAATTAAGTAGACTTGCTGGTGGTAAGTTGGAACTTTCAAATAAAGGACAAGATAAACTGGCTAAAGATGGAGCACAAATGAAGTTAGATGGAATGGGTGCACTTCAAGACCAAATGAATATGTTAAAGAGTGCGACAATAGCAAGTACAGTCGCGATGGGAGTGTTGACTCTTGCATTAGGTATAGCTGCTGCGATGGCGTGGAAAAAGGGGTTGATACCTGGAATGAAAGGCCCGAAAGGATTGAAAGGCCCTAAAGTTGGTAAGGCTGCAAAAACAGGATTGACTAAATCAGGTAAGTTCGATATGAGAACCAACAAGGGTAAACAATTGGCTAAGGAAGCCGCTGAAAAGAAAGCAAAACAGAAGGTGACTCAGAAAGCAGCTAAGACGGCCGCCATTAAAGGAGCAACTAAGAAAGCTGCAACAAAGGGTGTTGCAAAAGGATTAGGAAAAGCTGCACTTAAAAAGATTCCATTCGTTGGAGTACTTGCTGGATTAGCATTTGGAGCTTCACGATTAATGAAAGGTGATATATCAGGTGCTCTTATGGAAGTTGCAAGTGGAGCAGCTGCAATAGTACCTGGACTCGGAACAGCAGCTTCAGTTGCATTAGATGCGGCGTTAATTGCAAAAGATGTAAGTAACGCAAGTGCAGATTCAGCTGAAGCAGTAACCAATATGGCAGATGAAGTAGCTGTTACGGCAGCTGAACCCACAAGTACAAACCCAGAAGTTGAAAGGCGAGAAGCATTATCTAAAGAATGGAGTGAGGTAAATTCATCTCAACAACAATCTTTTATAGATGCTGCTAATGTGAGTAATGAAAACCTTAGAGCTTTTCTTGAACAGTTAAAAATTGATTTACCAGTGCAAATAGCTAAAGCAAGTGGTGAATGGAAGAAAGATTTAATGGAAACACTTGATTGGGCAGAAGTATTAACAAAGATTGCAGATAATACAGGTAGAACCGTTGGTGAAATTCAAAAGATAGTGGAGTAATTATGGCACTTATAGATATGTTAACAGATATTACAAGTTTCGACTACTCAAAGGTAGGAGTGAAACAAGGTGAATACTTTGGTGAGGATAAGGCTACTGGATTTACACCTAATAGACAAACTAAGAATCCAACCGAGTTTGTTGCGAATCAGATTACAGGATTGGGAATAACTGATTATTTTACACCTAATTACAATCCACTTGAAGAACAGAATGAAACAAGTATACATTTAACTAATACTGTACCACCATTTCCAGGACCCGTAGATTATTTTAAACCTGACTTTAATCCATTTGAAGGTCATATCTATCCTATTAGTGGAAATACCAATTTAAATTATTTTACACCTGATTATAATCCATTAGAAGACCAAGATGAAACAAGTATACATTTAACTAATAGTGGTGTAACATTTCCAGGACCCGTAGATTATTTTAAACCTGATTTTAATCCATTTGAAGGTCATATCTATCCTATTAGTGGAAATACCAATCTAAATTATTTTACACCCGATTATAATCCATTGATAGATTCAAGTATTTTTGAAAGTTCATTTGTTAATTATTTCGATGATACTAACCAAACAGGATTTATAACACCTATACATAAAGAAAGTAATTTTATTTTAACTGGATTGATTGGGGCTACACAAACTTATGTAGATTACTTTGATAATACTCATCAAACAGGATTTAGTACACCAGTATTTCAAGTAAGTAATTTTGTAAATCAAGATGGTTTTACACCAACGGCGGTAAACTATTTTGGAGATGAAAATCATCCAGGATTTAATCTTAATATTTCACATGGTGAAGTTGCAGTATCACATTATATAGAGGGTAGTGGAAATGATTGGAATTTTTCTGAAGGTTCATTTACTGATATGTTTGATATAAATGCCAGATTCACAAGTGGACAATTTGTACCAGAAATGGTTGATACAGATTTCGATACTGAAGATTTTGGTAGTAATTTAATTACCCTAAGTTATGATAGAGTGGTTAATGCAAGAGTTGGTTACGGAACAAATAAACCAAATAGTGGAGATTTTGGTGAAAGTGCAGAAAATACTATTGATGGTGATGAGGGTAAACTTCATTCAGAACTTAGGTTAAGAGATATAGATAAACTTTATGAATTTAAAGGTGGTATGGCAAAAGCATTAAGAGAACCAAATAATTTTGGTTTTGATGAACCATTTATAGTTCACGATATTGGTGATGGTTATGATAGTATAGGTTTAGATGATGGAATTTTTAGAGGTGGTGCTGCATTAAATGTTGTTAGAGCTGCAGAAGATGCCATTAGATTTACAAAATGGACATTAACACCAAGAGGTATCATTTGGAACTTAAAACAATTTGTTTTACAGGCTCAAAATCCTATATCAGCAAATAGAATATTTAATCCACTTGGTGTAATTGGTTCAATTCTACCAATGGTTCATCTACCACGACATACTGATGGAACATTTTTTGACTTTAATGAACCACCAAGTTATGATACAGACCCTAAAGGTAAAAACATAACAATACCAAAAGAAGAGGAAGAGGGTGGATTAGGTGGTTTACTTGGTGGACTCGCTGGAGCTTTAGGAATAAGTGCACCAAGAACAACAAATAGATTAGTTGATTTACATAAGTCAAGAATTGTGGAAGGGGAAGTTGGAAGTCCAACTGCAGGATTATTAGGTGCTCTTGG